AACCATAAAAGTTCAACACCACCACTTGCAGCTTCAATAGACCACCATATTTTTGCAATAGATAATCTAGGGTTTGTAGTTGCAAGAGATAATGCAGATGCATCTAAAATGACTACTGCACTATTTGCTGCGTTGTCGCTTACTGTTTTGATAACAGTTTTAAAACTTGTATCTATTAATGTTTGATTTGTTACTGCCATGTTTTTCTATCCTTACATTACTGCAAATAATTCTTTTTCAAAATAGTCCATAAGTTCGTTTTTTGTTACTTTAAATTTTGTTGCAGTATCTTTTATACTAGTATCAAAACTATTTAGGAAATTTTGTGGTTTATTATGCATATTTTTCATAATATGGTCCACAGCATTCTTCATTTTCGGAGAAAGCTTTTTATATCCTTTAGTTTTTTTATGTTCATCTTTCTCAGATATCTGAGAAACGAAAACTTCGAACTTTTTATTATTCATTTTCGTTATCATTCACAACATCTTCAGGAACAGCTGTTTTAACTATAGTACTTGAAACTTCCTGTCTACGAACTTCAAGTGCATCTGCAACTTTTGCCGTCATTGCATCTTTAAAGTTTTTTTCTGCTTCGATGTTGTTTCCTGTTTTAATTGAATCAACTACTTTTTGAACTTCATCACCCATTATAATTCTCCTTCATTTTCTGGTTCATCTTGTGGTGGTTGTTGCGTATCTCCATTTTCCTCTTCATCATCAGTTTTTGTCATATCAATCTGAGTAGAACCTGGAGGCAGAGTTGGATATCTTGTAACACCATCACTACCATCTGGCATATTAAGTTCGCCTTCGCCACTTTCTTGTTTAATTTCATCTTTCATTTTTGATATATCAGTATCACTCAATCGTAAAACATATTTTTGTACATAAGTTTTACTATAAAATGTTCCGATATATGATTGCATTCTATCAAGAGTGTCTATTCTATTTTGTAATAATTCTGCATCTTTTAATTCTGCAAAATGTCCATCTTTTAAGAAATTAAAGTTGACACGTTCTTTCATTGATTGCCAATCTTCATCATTGATTATTCCTTTTAATATCAATTGTGTTCTTAACATTTCAAGGAACAATCCTGTAAATTTCTTTCTTAATCTTTGAACAAATTTTGTAAATTTTAATTCATCTCTTGTTACTTCACTTGACCTACCAGCACCAACCACTGTTCCTGGAGATTCTTCAGTAAGTCTTGAAACTGGAACATTTAATGAACGATACAATCTTTTTTGGAAATATTTAATATCTTCAATTTCCCCAAGATTTTGTCCACCAGGTAAAGTTTGAACATCTGTTCCTCGACCACCTTCTCTAATTGGTAACCAGAAATCTTCTAACATTGACAGATGATTTCTACCATCTTTAATTTCACCAGTGCTAGCATCATATACAAGTTTGTTTCTGTAACGATTCATTACATCACGAAGATATTGTTCTGCTTTTATTTTAGGTAAGTTTCCTACATCAATTTTAAAAATTCTTCTTTCTGGTGCTCTTGATATTCTGTAAATAACAAGAGAATCCTCAATCATTCTTAATTGATTGACAGGTTTAATTGCTTTATGTAAATGTGAAAGCACTCTACCAGAGTTTTGGTCTAATAGTCCAGATGTACAATATGCAATTGAATCGCCAGCAATTCGAACACCACCAGTAGTAGCGCCTTGTTGTACTCCTTTTTCATTATATACATAAAATTCATCTATATTTTTTACTAAGTCTAATCCAGTCTTCTTATCTTTTTCTCTATTTACTTGTCTTACTTTTTTAATTTTGCGTGGGTCGATATATCTTAATTCTGTGATACCTAATTTCGGATTAGATTTATCTATTATCATATGATAATAAGCTCGTCCATCAACATACCATCTTCTAAAAATGTCATGTCCTTTATTTTGAAAATACAAAAGACTTAAAATTTTATCAAATTCTTCTCTTATTTTTCTCTTGATATTTTCTGAAACAGGAAGAAATTCTAAAATAAGTGCCACGGATTGGTCTGTTTCATCAGCGACAATTGCTTCGTTAACGATATCTTCTACTGCCATATCACACTCTGATTGTTGTGCGATATCACGATATCTACGAATTAAATCATCGTCTGATTTTGTTTTGCCTTCTAAATCTAATACTGATGCAAAATGACCAGCGCCAGAGACTTCAATCGCCCCATCATCAGGAACGGCAGTGGTGAATCCCTCACTACTGCCTTCTCCTTCTTTAGCTCTGGTAATCTTGAACCCAAAGAGTTCTGCCATTGTATATTACCTGCCTTCTATTTTTCTTACTGGTATTATTTAGTAAGACTAAATTAGAAGTTTACCCCAGATGCTACAAAGTGTTGATATCTCCAAGTACATGTAAATTCTTCTAAGGTATTTGCAGACTCATGACTTAGGTCAATTGCACCCAAACTTTGTGGCCATATTCCTCTAAAGATGTATGTTTTTAACACAGTATCATCTCTATCAAGTTGTTCTACAGTTGCATCTGTTTGATAATCAGCGCTATTAATAACACCAGTATTATTTTCTAGGTCATTAATACCATTCATCCATCTTTCTATCGCATTTCTTACCATAAAATCAGTATCATTGATGATAGTTGTCTCCCATGCATCAAATTCTGCTCTATCCCCTGCCATATAAAGTGTTCTACCTCTAAATGGTACAGGTATCTCACCTATATTTTGTGTTGGTAAGCTAGTTGCTTTAATAAGAAAAGATGTTCTTCTTACATCTAATCCTATTACAATACCAGATGGTGGCGTTATTGTAACTCTAAACTGGTTAGGTCTAGCACCGCCGCCGATTAACTGAGCTTTAAATTCGTCTAATGTTGCCATTGTTCTCTCCTATTAACCACCGACTTCGCTAAATGCGACACCAGTCCTTGTTGCTATGAAATTTAGTGTAATGAAGTTAATTGACCTTGCTGGTTTAATGTATATATCTGCAATAAACTCATTTCTGTCAATAACTTCTCCTGTATTATTTGACGCATCACAAACTACACTAAAGTCTGTAATTCCTCGTCTACCCTGTACATCTCTCAAGAAAGGTTCAACTAAATTTCTAAATTGTGCTCTTGTAAATTCATCATTGAATTCAAAGAGTTGGAATTTAGAAGCAGTTGCAATTGCTTTTTCAAGAACGATAAACAATCTTCTTACGTTGATTCTATCAAATGCACTTGGTTTTGTTAATGCAGTTTTGTCTCCGAATAAATGCACACCTTGTCCAGCAAAATTAACTACTGGATTGATTCTTGCTTTATAAAGAGTATCTCTATGTGCTTGTTTTGGGTCGTATGCAAGTTTTACTGCACCTCTGATTTGTCCCCTGTTGAATCCAGCAGGTGAGAACCAAGGGTCAGTCACTATATCTGTGTTTGCACAAGTTCCAGCGACATCTCCATTTAATGGAACATGTCTATAAACATCATTGTATTTGTCGTACATATATTTGTAACCACTATCAAATACTGCGTAAGATGAAGATGGTAATGTGTCAAAATATGTTTTAACATTATCAGTTTGTGTTAATGCAGTTGCTACATTTACTACGTCTGCTCTTGCAGGCGAGATGAAACAAATACAATCTTTCCTTTTTTCACAAAGGTCGATTAACATTGTACCATATGTATCACCATCTGTTGCACTGTCTGGTGTCTTTCCACCTAAAATTAAATTAACATCTACTGTTTCAGCGTCTTTAAATCTATCGTAAGCGACTGTATGTTCGCCGAGTGATACTGAATAATCATCAGTACCAGATGAAAGTGCGTTTAAAGTTGGTGTATTTACAGCAGTATATGTTGTAGTTGTATCTGTACCCCAGTTTGAGCCACTTGAATTGTGGTCCATCCAATAAATCCATTGTGATTGTGTAAAAATAATATCTGGATAGTAATTAGTACCACCCTGTGATGTTTTTCCACCTGAGTTTTTTGATAAACCTGAGTAAGTTTCAATAACTGAAGCTGTTCTCTGACCAGCAACGTCAACATCATTTCCAGTAAGGCTACCAGTTGTGTCATATACGACTACATGTAGTTCATCATTTGAACCACGACCATTTGCAGTTGCCCATGCAGATGTGCCTGGAGCAGCAGCGAATAAATCATACCATCTCCAACGTCTACGAACATATGTATTATCTGGAATAATGGCTTTTACACCAGCACCATTTGCATCACCATCCAATCTAACTGTTAAGTTATGTGAAGAAATTGCAGTAATTTCATATTCATTACCTTCATCTCCACTAATGTGAGCAAATGCACTTGCAGTAGTTGATGCGTCAGCAGTTG